ATTAAATACTTGTTTACTAAATTCTATATTTTCACTCATCCATTAACAACTTTAAAATAATAATCATCATCAAGTATTAAAGTAGAACCATCTATTTCAGTTTTAATTAAAATCTTATAATATCTTTCAGGTTCTAAACCACTCATATAAACATCAAAGTAATTTCCTCTAGTATCAGAACTAATTTGAGTATATTGATCATCAAAATTAATAACAAATTCATTAGTATCCAAATCTTTTATAGCATAATAAGAAGAAGTAGGTAAATAATTTAAATTAGTAAATAAAGAACTTGTTTGATATGTTCTAGTAGGATATAAAGGACTTACATTTATATAAAACCTATTCATACTACTTGGATAAAACACTCCAGGATTTTCAGCTAAAGAAAGTTTAAGTTGGTTTGTTGTTACAATAGAAGAGGTAGAGGGAGAATATAAAGAATAATCTCTCCATCTAAATTCTAATTGAGGAGGGTAAATAGTATTAGTATCAACACTATAATATTTAAAATCAGGTTGGGTGTTTTTATTAGGGTTAAATTCTTGTGAGCCTGAAAGTTTAAAGATAAATCCATAGTTAGGGATAGATCCACTATACCAATTATTTACTATATTATCTACTTGGGCTTCTATGTCTTTATTATCCCTTAAATTAAAAGATTCACTAATTACTGTAGGTAAAGCAGAAATAATATTATTAACATAATTATCTATAATATACCCAGAAATAACATACATTAAATTATTTGACCCATCAAAAAACCAATTACTGCCTCCTGGGGTGCTATATGAAGAATTATAAGAGCTAGTAAAAGAAATTACTCCATTGGGTCCATCATATACACCAGATTCTTCCCAAGGAGAAGATCCACTAAATTTAGAATATTCCCAAGAAGCACCATTTTCTATAATAGGATTATCTAATGTTTGTCCTGTTCCATTATTCCAAGGTTGAGCTATAGGGCGAATTTCTAAAAAAGTGTTTTGATTTATACCTTGGATTTCAGATATGAAATTTTTTAAATAAACAGAATAATCTTTTTCTTCAATTTTTTCATTTATAACATCTGTTATTTCTTTATTATCAAATTGTATTAGATAACGAGAAATATTAGGTAACCCATTATCTCCAAGTTTATTAGATACTTCTAAAATAGCATCTAACCCTGTATTCATTGTAGGGTAAGCAGAGTATAGGGTGGTGTCTTGAGTAGGGAAAATTTTATAAACAGCCATTTAAATAGTTTTATTATAAATATAATATTTATAAAGAAACCACTCTACCTTTAATGTCTGTATTAGGGTATTTTATTTCAAAAATACTAGGGTCTAAAGAAGGATATATAATTTGGTTTTGAGTAGCATTAATTATATCATAAGCATAAGGAGAATATCCTAAAGATTCCCCAGCTATATTCTTTATATTAACATTTTTAACAGTTTGAACCCCTTCAATTTTATCTAATCTAATATAAATATCTCTTAGTTGTATAGGTTGATTAATTTGCCATCTATCAATATTAAAATACTCTTTTAATGAATTAATACATTTTATTAACACTTCACTATTATTATATTCAGGTAATACAATTAATTCAAAATCTATTCCAATATTAATTATATAAGCATCTCTAATTTCAATATTATCCCCAATCATCCTATATTGGGATAAATAAGTTCTTAAATTATTTTTTAAAGTATCATTAGGTATTGAAAGTTGGCTTTGATTATTTTGAGATAAAATATATAAACTTAAAGTTTCTATAGTTGAAATTTGTTCATCTGTTAATTTAGGTTTTTGTATAAAAGCTTTAGATATTGACCCATAATCAGAAGGCATACTTAAAGTTCTAATAAGATAATCATCTACAGTAACAGATCGTTTTTGGGAGGATACAAGTAATAAAGTGTTTTGTCTTATTTCTTCTAAAGTATCTCCTCCTTTTCCTCCTGTAGCTGCTTCTTCATTAGTAGCTGTTAAAGAATTAAATATATAATTAGATGTAGTAGTATCTAATGTAGTAAGTTTAAACTCAGCATTAGTAATATTTAAAATAGATAATTCATTGGTAGATACATTAGAATTTACCCCTCCCCCTGTTAAATATCTTACAGTTAAAGTTGTATTAGAAGGTGATATTCCATAAGTATTTGTATATAAAAAGTTGGTAGGTGAATAAGCAGCAGTTAATTTATCTTGTTTAAAAGGTAAACCTAAACCTACATTATTAGAATTTGGAATTATTTCTTCATTTATTGTTTCTGGGGTTCCAGATCCAAATTGGATTTGTAAATTAGATAATGAAGTAAATCTAGTTGAAAATCTTTTAGCTATTTTTTTTAATTTTAATAAATAGGGAGTTTCATCATTTTTATTAGGATTATTAATATTAGTATTTTCTATGGTATCTAATACCATTTCTTGTCCTAAATGATCTACTTCATACCAAATATTATTATCAGAATCTTTAATATCTAATATTTTTATAATATTATCATTAGATAAATTTACTGTAGTAAAAGGTTGAGGGTCATTAAAAGTAAAAGTAGTAGTATTTATATTAGCTGATATGGCTTTTCGGGTTTTTTTTAAAAGAAAATATTGGGGGTCACCATTTGATACTTGATATATTGAGATTTCAGTAGGGTCTTGGGAACTTGAAATTGAAAAATCACATTTATCTTGTATTAAAAAGTTAACATTATTATTTGTAGAAACAGAAGTATTTTCTTTAATTGTAATACAATAATCAAAATCAGGTATATATACCGAAGCTGAAAGTTTAGATGGGATTTGTTGAAATAAAGATATATTAGTTTGGGCTACTCCTGTTGTTTTAGGTTTATACCCAAACATATAAGCTAATTCAAAAATATTATTAGTTTGTTGAGAATATTGAATAAAAGTTTCTTGGAATTGATTATCAAGATAAAAACTTAAAACATCTCCTACATATGAAGCTTGCTCTATAAACATTACTCCTGGAGAGGTAGGAGAAAAATCATTATAAGTATTAGGGAAGTATGTTTTAGAGTATTCAATTAAACGATTTCTAAAATCAATAAAATCTCTATTAATATATTTAATATCTTTATTTAATTCCATAATTAAAAGTTAAAAGTTAAAGAACCTGTAGTAGGAGTATATAAAATGTTATACTGTAAATTTATTATTATATTATTTTCTTCTTGGGAAGGAGAATATATATCAAGTTTATTTATTTTAACTGTAGGGAATACTAAAGATATTTTATTTTGGATTTGAGATTTTATATCATTAAAAGTTAAATCGTTTACTTGTTCAAATATAAATTGTTTTAACCCTCCACCAAATGTAGGATTTAAAGGTCTTTCCCCAGGATTAGTAAGAAAATAATTAATTAGATTATTTTTTATAGCTTCTTGGGTATTATAAGTTAAATTAAAAACTCCTGATCCTGTAAAAGGTAAATTTACTCCTAACCCAACATTAGGATTTAAATCGTTAACATTTATATTTTGTGGGTTAAAAGGCATTATTTATTATTTAAAAGTCCCATTATTGTATCCATTCCTACAGAACCTTCTCCTAAATTTCCATTTATTGGGTCTACTCCTTGTGGATTAAAAGAAGAAACATCGTTAGAGGTGTAACTTAAAGCTGTTTCACCTAAAACATCCATATATTTTTTTCTCACATCCATAGTTGGTTCAGTATAGGTAGGTTTTGGAGAGGGAGAGATTATTGTATTAGGTTGTATAGATTCTCTTACAACTTGGGTTTTAGGAGCTTTAACAGCTTCTAATAAAATGTCCTTCAATTCATCTTGAATTGCTTCTTTTACAGCTTCTTTAATTAATTTTTTAAGTACGTCGGTTTTCATATGTTTATAAATATAGGGTTAATCTGCTTTTAAATCGTTTTGTTGTATATAAAATACCAATTCATCTATAAGTATTTGTTCTATTGAACTAAAAGACCATTCTCCTTTTAACATAACTACTTCTTGTTTATTTTTAGCTATAGCTCTTTTACGTTTTAAAGGATTAGTAGTTATCTCTGTTTCTATATCCATAGTAAAACCATTTACTTCAGTAATTATAGGAGATCCTGGTTCATTTTGTTCTTGGGTTAAATCTTCTAATTCTATAGAAACTCTTTCTTGAAAATCTATATCATTTGGAGAACAATTCTGGATTAGTTGGTCTGTTAGTGATAATAGGTTTAAAATAAGTATAAGTATTTCTTTAATTAATTCTATTATAATTGTTAATATATTAACACCAAATTCATATATAGCAATTTTTTTATCAAACTCTTTTATAGATTCATTAGCTAAAGGGGGTAAAGGGTAAGGGGAAGCAGTAATTATTTGTTTAGATATTTTAATACCTTGGATTATTCCTCCTGTTATTCCTAATGCTATAAGAGTAGAATCTATAATTTTTATAGTTGTATTAATAATTTTAACAAGTTTATTTCTTTTTTTAATTAATTCTAATAGTTCATCAGGAGAAACACATTTTGAATCATTAATAGCTTGTTGTATATTTTCATTAGATTTTTCTATTAATTCTGTTGCTTTAGTTATACCAAATTCTTTTATAATATTTAAAACAAAGGGAATTACTTTTATTTTTAAATTTTGTGCTTCTTTTTTAAGTCTTTCCATAATATAAAATTGAAAGTCTTTTTTTCCAAAATTTAAAGCATCTATTTGTTCTTTTGTATATAAAGAATTTTTTTGTATTTCTCTTTTATTAGATTTTTCTATAGAATCTAAAAATATTACTCCTAAATCAGTTTTTACACTACCATCTCCTTTAAAGGGATTAATAGTTATTGTTTCATAATTGTTAATACTTATCTCAAGGAGAAAATTAGTTCCTTCTTCAATATTTATATTAAATTCTCCTTTTTTATTAGTTTTAGCCATATTTTATATATTATCGTATTTTCTAATTATAAAAGGAATAATAGTATCTAAAGTAGCTTCAACTGTATTTTCAAAGGCTTTATATTGGTTTTGTGGGTCAATTATATTTTCTGTTTTTATAGTTACTTGTCTAGGGTTTATATTAAGTGAATTAGATATAACTATATTTAATATAAAATTATTTTCTCTTAATATAGGGATAGTTACAATCCAAGATTTTTCTTTTTTATTAGTAAAAGGAATAGATTTTATATTAACTTTTTTAAGTTTATTAACAATTTTTAAAGGAGATATATTATATAAAGAATCATTAGTTACTATTTTAACCTTAGCATTTTTTATAGGTTCACCTGTTTTTGAATCAATTATTATACCTTTAACTAGCCCCATATTATCTTACTTTTACAATAGTGGTTTTTAAACTTTCTAATTTTTTTTGTATTCTTTCAAAGTTTTCTAAAGCAGAATCTGCTGGGAGGTTAAGGCCTCCATCTATAAGACCTCCATCTACTAAGGGTTTTTGTATGTATCCTATGGCTCTAGATATTTGTATAAGATTATCTAATATTTCATTTAATATTTCTACAGTATTATCTCCTTTTAAAGTTGGTTGTACTCCCTTTATACCACCAAGATTTATAGAAGGACTAACTATATTTACAGAAATAGTAGATTCTAAATTTATATATTTATTTGAAGAAATACCTACAGCATTTTGACCACTAATAAGAATATTATCTTCATTTGCGTTTAAAAGAATTCTACTAGAATTTAATATTATTTGGGAAGAATTATAACTTGAAGGTTTAGTAGGTTTAATTAAAAATGAATTAAAATTTTCATTAGCTAAACTACAAGATTCTATTCTTTGAGTAGAAGTTAAATATATAGATGATAAATCTCTTTTTATATTTTCTACTATAGGAATCCACCCTTCATCAGTTGAATTATTAGGTTGTCCATTTCTTATTAAAATAATAGGATCACCATTTTTTCCAGTTTTAGAATAATTATTAAATATACTAGATTTTGTAATATTATCATCTAAAATATTTGTACTTCCAAATCTAATACTTTGTCCATACCTACCTTCAAATAGTATATCACCCATAAAAGGTAATAAAGGATGGATGTTGCTTTTTTCTTTAAATGTATCTTGTGAAGGATTAGGAAAATCAGTATAGTTTAATTCTATATCAGTTCCTTCTTCACCTTCAATTTTTCTTACTTGGTAAGAATCATTTATTTCATAATCATTTTTTTGCCCTTTTGGGAGAAGCTTAGAATCTGGATTTTTGGGTTGTGCATTATGGTGAGGGTGGTTCCAGATATTAGTAGGATTAAAATAATATTCTTGGGTTTCATAATATTCACTATCAGGATTAAATCTGCTAGGTATAGACATTATTAATACAACCTCATTAATTAAGGGAAAATTTTTATTATTAGAATTTAAAGGTAAAGCAAATCCTTCTTGTGGAGTATTTAAATCTATAGTTTGATAAAATATAGCCCCTATACCATTCCATTCACCAACTTCAGAGTATTTATCATGTTTTTCATTTAAAACTATATCTGTTACTCTAACATATTTTATATTATTTAAAGCAGATAAAGTATCAAATACCCCAGAATCTAAAAGAGGATTATTAGATTTTAATCCTAATTTAGTAGTTTGTCCTTCTCTAAAAACCGCCATTATTTTTTAGGATTAAATTTTTCTATTTCAGATAATAATTGTTTTTTTTCATCTTCAGTCATACCAAATCCTTCTTCTTCTGATTTATTAGAAGATAAAGCACGTTGGATGATAGTAGACATTTTAATTAATTGTTCATCATTTTTAATACCTAACTCCATATATTCTTTAATTAATGGTACTATTAAAGTAGCATCACCAATATCATTAATTAAAGGTTTTAATTCACCTATTAAAGCAGTAATTTGTGTTTCTTTTTTCTTTTGATTATCGTATATTTCTTTTAATATATCAGAAAACTTTTTTTTACCAAATATATTTGATTCTAAACTCCCCATATTATTTATTTGGGTATAAATATAAAAGAATATAAAACTTAGAAATTAGTATATCCATTTTCTAAATAAAATAAATAATGTTTTTTAAATATACTATATATTTGATTAGATATTTTAGTTATTTTAGGAGTTTTAACATCTGGGAGCATTTCATGTAAGTATATATAAAGAGCTTTTTTATTAAAAACATCAATATTTTCTCTTTTTCTAAATAATTCTAAAACTGAATCTGCTATTTGTGCATCAAGTTGTTTAGGGAAAAAAGTATAGATACTATTAGATATATAATCTGTGAAATTATCTAAAAAAAAAGATAAATCTTCTTTATAATTAGAAGTTTCTAAAAAGTAAGAATGAGATTCATCTTCATTCATTTCTTCAATAGGATTAGTTTTAATCTTTTTTTTATAATTTTTATCATTATATAAAATACACCATCTTTTTACTATAGTACCAAAATATGAATAAGCTTTAGCACCACGTGAGGGATCAAATAAATGTATTTTAGATAATAAAAATACTATAATCTCATGTTGGAGATGTTCTAAATTTTCTACTTCTGTATGATAAAATTTAAAAGTATGGATAATGTTTTGAGTGAGTTTAAAAAAAGGGTAATGAATTTTAGATTCATATATTTTACTTCTTAATTCAGAATCAGAAGTGCCATTGTATAATACAATAGCATCCTCTGTTTCTTGAGTAAAGTAATTCTTACTTTTTTTTCTCCTCTTTTTTTTTATAGGAGGCATTTTATTTATATTTTTTTACATTAAATTCATTTAATATGTCTTGGATTTTTAAAATTGAATCAAATATAACACCTACATCATCATCTTTTTCAAAAATTTTTCTATTATCTACATCTTTAAGTTTCTTATTTGAAACTTCAATTATACGAGAAAATTTATCTAAATAATCAACATATCCTAAAAGGATATCTTCTGATTTTTCTTGTTTTTTCATTAAATTAAGAGTTGTCCATCCCAAAATAATAACTAAAACAGATAATACTGATATTATTATTGTAGTAATCATAAGTTATCTAACATATTTTTTAACCCATCACTTTTAATTGAGCTTAAAGCTTTAACTTTAGTAGACAATTTTTTAGATGTATTGGGTTTTGTTTCTAATATATAATTTTCTTTTTGCTTTTCCACGGATTTTTTATTATTTAATTTGGATAGCCATTCACGTTCAAATTCAATACGTGCTGCCATTAAATCTGCTTGATGTAAAATAAAAGGTAAACACGTTCTTGGTTTTTGTTCTGGTAGCCAACCTTTTAAATACTTATCATTAGCTGAATCATATAAACCATCGTGTGTCTGGATAGATAACATTTCATTAAATGTGTATTGTATTCCATGAGATTGGAGTAAAAATAAACCTCTATCTGGGACTGATGCGAAAGGAATTTTATCATTAAACATATAATCTTCACCTAATTTATCACGCCTCCATTTATCAGTCTGAGGTATATAGGATTCATTTTCTTTATCTCCTATCTTGCCTAAATCATGATTAATAGCTGAAAATATTAATTCTTCTTCTGTAAAGGTAGTCATATCTGCATCTTCTTCTTTCCATAATGTATATTGTTTTAAAGCACAACGGACTACACGATTAACATGCTCAATATATCCACCTGGAAATGCATTATGATATTCTTTTTTATGGGAAGCAGGCATTAATATAATACGTTCTTCATATTTTTTATAAAAATCTAATAATTTTTGTTTACGTTCACCTGTAATATGAACTTCAATATTATTTAGGAATATTTCCCAATTATCTTGAATTTGTTTAGGGGTTAATTTCATAACTTTTATTTTAATTTAATTTTCTCTTTCTATTATTGATTCCATATCTTGCCTTAATTCAAGAATTTGTTCAATTACTTTTTTAGCATCTTGTACACGGTTTTCACTGATATATACTCTAGTTCGTTTAAGCATGCCTTCTAAGGTTTGCATACGCCTTAATAATAATTCTTTATTTTTCATTTTTCTTTCTTTATTATTATATATTTTTAATATTTTTAATAATTTAAATATTTTTAATAATTTAAAATAAATATTTTTTGAATATAATAAAAAAAAGGTGGGGAATCAAGCTTCCTTTAAAGGGTCTAATTCTTTTTTTATTTCAATATAATCTTGAATTTTTTTAAGAAAAGCACATTTTTCAAACTCTTCTAATTCTTCATAATATTTTATACATAGTTTAAAACATATTATAAATTCTTCATCTACATAATTAATTAAAGCCCTCTCCCATTCTTTATCTTGGAGATTACATTCTTGTATCCAAAAATAAGCTCTAGTATACATCATATAATCCCCAGCTTCATCTAACCCTTCATCAACAATTTCAAGCTCAGAACTAGTTTTTTTAAGAAAAGTTAATAATTGTTTTCTAAAATTAAACCCATTCCAAATCAGTTTTTTAAACATACCAACTTTAAATAAAGGAGTATCTTTAAAAGCATCTAAATCATCTTGAATCTCATCTTTAGAATTTTTTTCAAACCCAAATAAGCCAAATATGTTATCTATATTCATTTTTAATTTGATAGTTTTAAATGTAGAATTTTTAACTCTATCCCACTAATTTGTTTTTCTAATTTATCTATTTGGTGAGATAAATCTTCATATTCTTTAATAGGATTTATAAAATCTTTATTAGAGGGATGGTATTTCCAAATATCATCTCTAATATTATATACATTAATAATAGTATTTTGGATATCTATTAATTTATTTTGTAAATCATCCAATTCCACTTCGTAGGTTTGATTATAAATATTATTCATAATTAATCTATTTAAATTAAAATCTAGATTGAGCACCTGCACCTTTATACCAAGGTAAACCTTCCCATCTCCTTTTAGCAGCTTTCCATTCAGCTTCAGAATATTTTATACCATATAAATAATATTCTTTATTTTTCCTTTTACCTTCAGGAATAAAAGCAGGTCCATCCCAATTATGCATTTTACCTTCAAAGTAATAAACAACAGTTCCATCAGGGGTTTTAATTTTTTTAGTTCCAAATTTTGTACTCATATTAATTATTTTTAAATTTCTTTAAATATACGATAAATCTTTTAAACTGCCAAAAATTTATACCATATTGATTTTATAATACCTAAAAATATATTAACATGGACTATCTGTTAAAATACCTTGACTAAATACTTGTATTGATTGAATGGCTGCATTGTCACTTCCACTATCGGGTAAAGTTATACCTAAACCATTATCAAATGCATCATCCATTTTAAGCCAAGTGTTAGGATTAAGGCTTGTTAAATCTGAAGGACAACCATTGTTATATACATCTGATATTTCTTGAGTGGTTAAAATCCTATTCCATATTGCTACTTGTGTTGCATTATATGGAGACAATGTACCCGTACCTCCAAAGAATTGAGGTTTTGCAGTTCCAAAACTTGATGTAAATGATTCAGGGGTTTCAGAGTCAATAGTTTGTGAATTCCCATCAAAATATATACTACCATTTGTTCCATTCCACGTATAAAGTAAATGATACCAAGTGTCTGTAGTTATAGTTTTTGTATTCCTTGATGACATTATTAACCTTGATAATCCTAAATTAAAAGTTTGAGTTGTTGCATCGGTTAAAAGTTGAACTCTACAATAAGAAGTTCTACCCGCACCTATAAATAAGAAATTAAAATTTAAATTATCTACATTATTTGGAGTTTTAAACCAAACACTAAAAGTCATATTTGATTGGTTCTCTAAATATGATAAGTCTCCAACATCTGCAGTCGCAGGTATATTAGTCTCTGTACCAAGAAAGTTGTAATATGATTTAGTATTAATAAAACCACCCCCACCAGCAGGTATTTCAAATGAATTATAGATTCCTGCTCCTTTAAGTTGCGCAGGTGTTAGTTTATAAGTTGCCATACGTATATACTATTAAGTTGTTACAATTACAGTAAAATCACCAGTCCCTCTAAATCTAGTACCAGAAATAGGCACAGTAATTATATTATTCATATCAAACGAGGAAGTACCAGGAGGTATAACTTGAGCCCATATATAATCAGATTGAACTATATGGTCAGGATTAGACCCAGTAAAATTAGTGAATGAACCCGATGCATATTTAACCGAGTTAGAATCATAAAATCCTTGGTTATTTCTTCCTGCTGTTTCAAATACAAAATAGGCGGAGCCAGATGGGTTATGAAAGGTATAATTAGCCATTATTTTTTATTTACCTTCCAATTAAAAAGATTATTAAGGTATTTTTTACGTTTAGAGCAATTACATTCTTGAAGACCAAACCAGTTTTTAAATCTTTCTTCTGTTACTCCAAATTTTTGTAAAGTAGATTCTACTACATCACCTAAACCAACTACTTGTTGTTCTGTGGTTTTATAATTAATTCCTTTATTTTCTAATTCTTGGATTACTTGATCCATTTCTTGTTTAATATTACTCATACTATTTTTATTTTATTATAAATATGTTATAGATTACGATTGTATAATCTTTCTTTATATGTTAATAAATGTAAATGATATACACATAAAACCAAAATAGCTAAAACTTCTCCCCACATAAGAGAGAAAAGCATGAAAAACAAAGAAAATGAAAATATCCAATAATATAAAGGCAAACGTTTTACAGACCACAATGTATACACCGATGAGAGAAAAAATATTAACGCAAATAAATTATGAATACTCAAAAATGTAGTATGAGGAAATGCAGTTAATAAAATTAAAAATATACTTGGTATTCTCCAACTAGGTAGAGTAAAAAATAAATATGAGGTAATAATATTTGAGATAATAAACATGGGTTGTAAATCGGTTGACCAACACTGAGATAATGAGTTTAAATCTGGATATATTAAGGGTATAGAGAATGTTGTAGTTGCGGCGAAAACAATTGAGGTTAAACGTGTAAAAAACTCTATATTCATATCGTTAATAAATATGGTAAAATAAAAAAATATAAATATATACTTGCGTCGATGCAAAAAATTTTTTAAAGAAAAAGAATTCGATATCCGTGGGAAAAACAAAAGATTTCCGTTTTGAGAATTTGGATTATATTGTGGGGTATATGAGTATATACTAATCGATGCTGTAAGATCGTTTACGATCTGTGAGTGTGTCTAAGACGGATTAGGGGACATATATACGCTATATTGATATCAACGCACGTGGTATCCTATACATACCTATACCATAATATAGTATACGGTATACGGTACCGCATAAGGAAAGGGGTATTACTACCCCCTAACCTTAAACTACTAACCACTAATTATTTAAAATTTATTAACCACATTTTCTACTTTAGCATTTAAAGAAAACTTATCCATATGCAACTTAATAAGTTTATAATTTAACTCCTTAGCTAATTTTACTCTATCCTTATGACCCGCTATCTCTATTTTACCTAACTCATGATTATCTGATTCCCAATATGGCATCATTTCCTTACCTAAATTTCCAAGCTGCGCTTCATGTCCACTCATTAGACTAATTAACACACTCAACTCTTTTTCCTCTAATTCAAATGTTACTTTCATATTATTTATTTTTTAATTATGATGTAATATACGAAATTTATTTTGTATCGTTTTATCCCCAATTAAAATTAATACATCTAATTTTTCTACCCCAATAATCATGTTTAGGTAAATTTGGTCGTCTATAAAATACTATTCTTAACTTCCAAATATCTAAAGTGTATTTCCAACAACTTCCTTTAGTATGTAATTTAAAAAATGGCCTATCAAAACCATAATCATTAGGTGTATTTATTTTTAACATATTATTTATTTTTTAATTATAATATAATATACGAATTATTTATTTATTTATTTAGTCCTAAAGTAATTTTATTTTTTATAATTAATAATTCCAACATTTCCTCCACTTCATTAAAAGTAACAAATCCCTTATTATGTCCTAATATTAACTCTTTAAATTCTTTACCAATATCCATATGTTTTTTTTTTTATTTTTTTAATTATATTATAATATACGATTTATTTTATTATTAAATGCGTCCTAATAAATGTTATAATTTTTATCTAATTCTTCTATACCATTTATCCCTTTAAATACTTTATAATTATTAAAAAATAATTCTTTAACTTTTTCAATCCCATATTCTTTTAATTCAATAGGATAAAATTCACACATCATAAGGGTTAAATTATTTACTATAAAATAATCATCACTTAACCCGTCCATATTAATTACTAAATAATTTGTCATAATATTTTTTTTAATTATAATATAATATACGAATTATTTATTTAAAAAAGTGGTCCTATTACTAGAACCACTTTACTAACCTAACCTATCCTATCCTACTTACTCTCTACATTATCAACTACTTCCTTTTTTGGTCGTCCTCGTCTTAACGTCCCATTCACTCTTTTTTCCTCTAACTCCTTTAACCTTATTTGGCGGGCACTATTTGGATTAACCTTTCTACCTCTTAACTCAACCCCATTATCCCTATTAAACTCTTTTCTATCTATTTCCTTTTGTCTAACACTATCCGGGTTAACTGGTCGTCCTAATTTTAACGTTCCATTACTTCTTTTTTCCTCCAATTCTTTTAACCTTAATTGTCTAACACTATTTGGGTTAACGGGGCGTCCTTTTTTCTTAATATAATTTAATACCCCCATCTCAGTTAATATTTCTTCCAATACAACTGTTTTTGTTTGGTGTGCCTTTACAACACCATTCTCTTTACCTAATTTAATTAATTCCTGTCTGTTCATAACTTTTATTTATTTATTTTTAATTATACTATAATATACGATTTATATTTTAACTATTTTATTCCTTTATAATTGTTTCAATAACAACATCATTTTTTTCCTTTGAAAATATATCTAACATTTTATCCCAACTAATTATTTTCATTAACTGTTTAGCGTTTTCCTCTTCATCTAAACTATAATCATATTCCCAATCACTATAATCCTTATCACAATCAAAATAATAATAAAATCTATCATATACTTCCCATTTTTCATCATAAGTACTATTAAAATTTAATGTCCAATCTGTTACTAAATAATTTTCCTTTTTCATATTATATTTATTTTTAATTATAATATAATATACGAATTATTTATTAAATATTTTATTCCTATGATTACCATTGTTTACATTGTTTATAAGCGTCATCAAATTGGCTTATTTGTGTTTCCGTTAATGGTTTCATATATGTTCCCTGCATAAAACTTTCACTTGTTTTATAAAATTGTCCCTTCATATGCATCATTATTTTATTATCCTTAATATAATACGTTGCAAGCTCACTTTTGTAAAATCCGTTTTTCATATGTTTTTTTTTAATTATATTTTAATATACGATTTATTTTATTATTAAATACGTCCTAAATGATCATTCATTTCTTTCATCTCTACTGCCCATTCTTTTTTAATCGAATCCACTCTCTCATTTATCCAAATCATTTGAATAGGTGTCATAGGCCCATATACACTCACTTGTCGTTCCGAGAAATGTAAAAATTTATCTTTATTTCCTGCCGCTAAGTGGTAGGCTATTTTAGGCAAATACCCATTCTCATGTCTAAACTCCATTTTCTTTTTCATATTATATTTATTTTTTAATTATACTTTAATATACGGTTTTTATTTCTAGAAATTTACTCCTTACCCTATATAATAATCTTTATCCTCTAATATTTCATTTAATTTTTCCTCACTAATTTCCCTAACTAACTCCCCATTATTATTAAATTTAAATATTGGTTTTTCATCATACTCAACTTTCCCACTACCCCAATCACTATATATACAAGGCACAACCATTATATTAATATCTTTTTTTTCCTTATCAACTTCAAATTTACAATAACCATCATCTAAAACTATAAACTCATCACAATCACTAAACCATTTATTAAATAAATCATCCCAATTATCAAACTCCTCCCCTTCCTGGTCTTCATACCACTCATCATCACAACCAAAATCTTTATCTAATAATAAATTACATAAATCATTTCCATCTTTAATATTATTAATATTTTCCCATCCCTTTTTTTCATTATTACTCCAACCATGATAATAAGATACTCCATGGTTTGTACTCCCTAAATAACCATCATCAAAAT